GTCAGGTAAATTAAAAAGAAATATTAAACAAGATAATGTGAATGGAATGATTGTGTCAAAAGGATTTGATGAGATCGCCCAGGACATGGATGAGTTGTACAGTAAGATTGATAAACTGGAGGCTATTCATGAGTATAAAGAAGGTAAAGAATAAATTGGTTCTTGTGGTAGATAATACATTTACTGCAAGACTCAAATTACTTGAGGATAAACAAAAGCAATATGTTAGTGCTAAACTTAAAGTTCAAGAGGAACGTAAGTTGATTAATAAATTGTTAAAGCAATATGAAGATATAATAGTTAGTACTGAAGATAAAATAAACAATCTAAAGAGGAGAATGAATAATGTTACAAACAGAACTAAAGAAGTTAGAAACATTAGGGGCGGTAGGGATAAGACTAAGAGCACAATTAGTTGAACGTTATGACAAATTAAATACTAAAGGTGTTAGTAACCATAAGCCTGCAGTTGTATTAATGATTAATAAACATAATATTGATTATGATATGATGATTCAATTATCTCATAGCATGATTGCGACTGGTACAAGTGAAGGTCAAAACTTTTCTGCACTAGCTATTGCAATAGGTGCTAGGGTTAGAAACTTTTATAATGCACCACTCAAGTCTGCGGATTCATTTAGATTAGGTAGTTTTATATTATCTTCTTATGGAGTTCTTGAGTTAGTTCTGATTAAACTTGTTAATGATTATACTAAGCAAAATAGAATCAGAACTGTTTATAAAGTTTACGCTGGTTATAAACGTGGTGACTTAAGAAAACTTGTTAAAGAGTTTGGTGAAGTTGCTGATCCTTATAAGCCTATGTTTGAGAAGGCTACTGATTGGGTGTATGGAACTGTACTAGCTAGAAACAATGAAACGCTAAGACTTATTAAAGGTGCTAGTGTTGATACTTTAGCTAAGATCAATCCAAGTAATACACCAATTGTACTTAATGCAGCTAATAAGAAACAAGCTATTGGTTACACTGTTAAGCCTAAAATTTTTGAAACATATAAATGGGCATTAGAAAATAACCAAGAATGTTTTGAACATAACAGTGTTGATACAATAACTAAGGAACGTAAAACTGCTAAAGAGGCTGAAGCTTATCAAGTGTTAAATGCTGCTGAGCCTTTTGTTGGTAAAGTATTCTATCAACAATATACTTGTGATAGTAGAGGTAGGTTCTATCCTTTAAGTGCTTATTTGAATGAGATCAATTCTGATAACGCTAAGGGCATGTTGACATTTGCGGAGGGCAAGCCATTAAATCATAGTGGTTTAAATGAGTTGTACCATCATATAGCAAATATGTTTGGTGAAGATAAGTTAACTCATGAAGGTAAAGTTAAATTTGTAGAAAATAAATACTACGAATTTGTATCAATGGGTAAAAACCCTCAAGCCAATAAAGCCTGGATGGTTGCTGAAGAGCCGTTTCAATTCTTATCAGCAGTTATTGAGTTAGCTGAGTTAGATGCTCACTTTGTTGCAGGTGGTAAGACTGAAGATTTTATTAGTCATACTATTTGTTATAGAGATGGTTCTAATAATGGTTTGCAGTGGTTATTTAGTTTAGCTAAAGATGATAAGAATGCTCATCTAGTTAATATTAAACCTACTGCTGATGGTAAACCTGGGGATATGTATAGTCATGTAGCTACAAGAGTTAGAGATAAGTTAATCGATGACGCTTCTGATGCTACTGAACTTGCCATGGAATATTATGATCTATATTTTAAAACAATAGAACGTTTAAGAAATAGATTCAGAATGGCTGAGTTAAATAATGACCCTAGAGTTGAGTATAAGAAGAAGGTTGTTAAGTGGTATCAACGTAAGTACAAAGCTGAACTTAAATTGACTGATAATATTTATTGGGCAAAAGCTAAGTTCACAATAAAGGAATGGCGTAAGTGCCTCAAACGTAATGTGATGACGTATGGCTACTCGGCTACTAAGCAAGGAATGGGTGCTCAAATAATAGAAGATACTAAGGATATCGACAATGTTTACCTTAGTAATAAACAACATAGTGCTGCAAGACTATTAGGTGCTACGGTGTTTGATACTATTGAGAGTGAGTTCCCAGAAGTGAGTAATGTAATGAAAATGTTTAAAGAAAATTGTGAGGCTTATATGACTAAGACTGGTAAGCAATACTCTCATAATACTTTAATCAGTAATTTTCCATTTACTCAAAACTACGTTAAACATAAAACTGTAAAGTTAGATTAATGGATGGTTTATATGTGCAAGGTGATGATAAGAAATATAGTTGGGTTAATAATTTAAGATTTATTATTAAATCTGATTTACCTTTGGTAAATCTTGCTAAAGCTAAAGCTGCTATTAGTCCAAACACAATTCATAATCTTGATAGTTTACATTTAATGTTAGTTATTGATGAATGTGATTTTGAAATAGTTACGGCTCACGACTCATATGGTGCTCATGCATCAGATGTTAAAGAAATGCAAAAAGTAATTAGAGAGAAGTTTAAGTTAGTAATAGACTCTGATCCGCTTCAGCATGTGTTAAATGAAACTGGTAATCTAGTGCCTAAAATAAAGCAAGGACAATTAGATAGTTCAGAAATCTTAAGATCTGAATATGCCTTTGCATAACCTATAGGAGTAAGTATGTTTGATGGAATGTTATATAAGATGTTAGAATGGTGTAATAAGACCGAAGATAAAATTAAGCTTAAATGTGTCCTCTACCGAGAGGGCATAATCGGCTTTGTCTTAGGATTTGTTGCTACTATTTTAATTCAATTGATATTTTAGTATGTCAGTAAATTTCACAATAAACCTTAGAGATGATAATGTCGAAAAGGCTATTAAGAAAATGAAGACTAAAATGTCTAAATTAGGTATCACAAAAGATCTCAGAGAGAAGATGTTTTATGAAAAGCCTTCTGATAAGAAGGTTAGAGTTCGTAAAGCTAATATCATTAACTCTAAGAAAAATAAGAGAATGAGAGAAAGAGATCTGTAAATAATCTTGTAATGGGCGGTAATTCTATATGTCTTATCGCCTATTTCTAAAACACTTCCTCTTAGACCACAGTGCGAAATATGTGGTATTTAAATTAACAATAGGAGATCATTATGCCGTCTGGAGGCTACCGCCCAGGTGCTGGTCGAAAACCCGCCCCCAAAGACCCTGCTTCAGGGCCTGAGAATTCAGTAGCAAAAATGAAGCGATTAAAAATAGATCCTATTGATATTTTAAATAAAGAATTGAAAGCCCTGGAGGGTAAAGAAGATTCTAAATCACAAAATTTACGAGTTAGAATAGCCGAAAAACTTTTAGAATACGGTTATTCAAAACAACCAGTTAGTTTACACAATTCAGGATTGGCAAATGTGCCTGTACTCACAATCGTGAGCAAACAAGAGCCTGAGATTAAACAAGCTAATGTGGTTGAGCATGAAATTCAAAGCGAGGATGAAGATGAAAAAGAATCTGCCGAAACGAACTGAGAAAGTTTATAATGTGTATGTTGTTTTCTACACAGACGGTACGAGGTATATCGGATTCACCAGCAAAACTGGAGAAGCTTTGAAAGCTTATTTTGGCAGTAATACTGCTAAAGATAAGTTGGTTGATCATAAAGAAATTATTTTTACTTCTAAAAGTAAAAGTACTGCAAAACTTTTTGAGTTGTTACTACAATTATCCATTATGGATTCCCTTGAGAAAGTGAACGTTGCAACAATATTTCAAGGAATTAGTCTTCCATTAAGAGATCGACCTGTATATTTAAATGATATGTTAAATATCAGAATAAGAGCAAGCTATTTAAAAGGCTTGCCAAAATTTAAAATAGTATTTGAAAATGATGAATTTAATAATATTAAATGATGGGTTATATAATCTAGTTCCTGTTACACAACAGATGATGAATAGTATAGCCCTTATCACTGAAGTTAATTTTTATGAACTTTGTGATTTATTAAGACTTAAGTTAACCACTTATCACACTGAAATAAATGTGCACTCTATGAATGATGGGAGTGGATTATGGTTTGGGTGTATTGGTAAATAAAGGAAAAAATGGATATTAACAAATTAAGAGAACAATTAAAAATTGACGAAGGTGTTAAATACGAAGTTTACGATGACCATTTAGGTTATAAGACATTTGGTATTGGACATTTAGTAAAGACTACTGATGAAGAATATGGTGCTCCAGTTGGAACGCCTGTTTCTGAAGAGAGAGTTAATAGTGTATTCGATAAAGATGTTGAAACATATATTGATGAGTCTAAAAAAGTATTTGGTAATTTAGAAGACATGCCACAAGAAGCACAACAAGTAATTGTTAATATGTGTTTTAATATGGGTGCTCCAAGATTATCACAATTTAAAAAATTTATAAAAGCAATTCATGATGAAGATTGGGAAACCGCTTCTGTTGAAATGTTAGATTCTAGATGGGCTAGTCAAGTTGGTGTAAGAGCCAATAGATTATCAGACAGAATAAAGGCTATTAATTGAAACACCAAACATTGGGAACATAATAATTTGTTTGCCGATTATTACATTAAATATTTAAAATAAATTATTATAATAAAGGTAAACATGAATGAGAATTACGAATTAAGTTTATTTCCTTTTCAACAGGAAGTATTTAATCATCCAGCACGATTTAAGATTGTTGCGGCTGGCAGAAGAACAGGTAAAAGTTTTTTAGCTTGTGCTATGGCATATTCTCATTGTTTAGAACACAGAAACCAACGGGCTATTTTAATAGGGCCCACCGTTTCGATGATTCGTGAGAGTATGTGGACTACGCTTAAAAATATTGTGCATCAATCTCATTTAGAAGGTTTACCAAGAGAGATGGATCTTGAATTAAGATTCATTAACGGATCTAAAATATCTTTAAAAGGATTTGATAGACCTGATGGTTTAAGAGGTATTTCACCTTCTCCAAGTTTTATTGTATTAGATGAATTTGCTTTTATTAAACAACATGCTTTTACTGAGGTAGTATTACCTATGGCTACCGATCCTAATAGAAGGGCTAAGGTAGTTATCATCTCAACACCAAAAGGTGTCCAGGGTGATTTTTATGAGTTATTTAATAAAGGACAAGAAGATAGTAAAGGTGTTTGGAAATCTTGGCAATTTACAGCTGAGAATGTTAGACCAGATATGAAAGAAGAATTACAATTAGCTAAATCTACATTAGATATTAAGACATATGAACAAGAGTATTGTGCTACATTTAACAATACTGGAGATAGTGTGTTTTATAATTTCTCAAGAGAATGGAATGTATCAGATAATCTCTTACCACTAGGTGAGCAAGAGCCTGTACATATTGCCATTGATTTTAACGTTAAGATTATGGCAAGTAGTGTATTCGCCCATAGAGGTGACCAATTACATTGTCTAGAAGAATTATACGGCTCAGCTGATACTCATCAGTTAATTCGTAAGATTAAAGCTAAATATAAGAATAGAGATATAACCGTTTATCCTGATGCTTCGGGTAACGCAAGAAAAACAAGTGCTGCTACTGGAGTTACTGACTTCTCATTATTAAGAGATGCTGGTTTCAGAGTATGTGCTAGGAATAAACAACCACCAATAATAGACAGTGTTAACTGTGTTAATAGTTTATTAAAGGATGCTGATGGTATTAGTAGATTGTTCTTTAACAAGGACTGTACTAGAACTATAGCGTCTATGGAACAGACAGCCTGGAAGGTAGGTCAAACTACTGGAATGGATAATGCTACCATAGATAAGAGTAAGAATAATGAACACTTCTCAGATGGTATAAGATATATCTGTGAGTATTTGTATCCTATAGGTAAGAAGAAACCCGCTGTTATCCGTGATAGATCGTGGAGTTTCTAAGAGCCCTTATGTTATGTGAGGGCACAACAGATAGGTAACGTTTGTGTACTAGCTAATCATAAATCAAACGAGATATGAGTAGCCCATAAGTGTATATAAATAGCCCTTATTTGTGTTTACGGGCATGGGTCTGAGTATCCATAAACCCAACCGGCAGCCAAAACCTTTTACCAACAAACGCCCAAAGCCAACATCCAAAAGCCCAAAACCTACAACGTTAACGGCTCTGGGTAATGAGTCTTGGCGTTCTGCAACTTGGGCTATCGGCCTGGGGCGTGGGTAAGATTTTTATATGTCTAGGGGTAAGGAGATTAAGGTCTTTGGTCTTGGGCTTTGGGGGTACAACCCCCTTTTTAAGGTTTTCAGGCTGGGGCAAACCCAAATATGCGTAAACAAAAATTAACTTGATGTGGCATTACGCCAATCAAAACTTTATTTAACCGAATGTAACCGTGTTACTTCTACTAATGTTTAGGAAACAAACAAATGTCAATCAAATACAACAATTCAAGTGTAGTTAAATCTACACAAACTAAGAAAGGGCCTGGATACCCTAATGACGAGTATCTAAGCCAAGTAAACGAATGGAAACGTAACAGAGCCGTGATCCAAGGGCCTTCATATACAAAAGATTATGATACAGTACCAAGCACTGATAACTTATTACTGCCTTTTAACCCTACAATGACACAATCTCAGTACGATTTCTACAAAGCCGAGGCCGAAGTCCCTGGCGTTACATCAGAATTCTCAAAAATGATAATTGGTGGTTTATTACGTAAACAACCCTTACTAGAAATAGATAATGCACCCGAAGGTGCCAAAGCCTGGATCCTAGACGATATAGCAGGCGATAACTCTAACCTATTATCATTTTTAGGTAGTGCTTTATGGGAGGAACTACAAACATCAAGAGCCTGGATCCAAATAGATTATCCAATGGTCGATCTTGATAGCCTAAGCCCTGAAGACAGACGAGAGGTTAAGCCTTATCCTGTCTTACACACTGCTGAAAACATTATTAACTGGTCAACTTCAACTGACATTAAAGGTCAAGTTAAGTTAGATCAACTTATAACAAGATATTTTACATTAGACTACGATGCAAACTCACCTTATCACCCTAAGTATGTTGATAGTGTACAAGTACACAAATTAGATGAGAATGGATTATATGTAATTGAAAACTTTATTAGAAACACATCAGATACTCCTTCATTTATTGATGGATCTATTGATTATCAATTTGATCAATTAACTGATGAGTGGGTTAGTCAAGGTGTTAATGAAAACCTAATGAAAAACGGTGAGAGAATGGATTTTATTCCTTTCTTCCCACTTAATGGTTCTATTGATACTTTAGATCCGATGATGACTCCTATTGTGAATAGAGAGATAGCTTTATACAATAAAATAAGTAGAAGAAACCACTTATTATATTTATCTGCTACTTATACTCCAGTAGTTAAGTCTGATTCATTAACAGAAGCCGAGAAGAACGATCTTGTTAAACAAGGTCTTGGTACTTGGATGTTTGTTAATAAGGATGACACTGTTGAAACATTACAAACTCCTACAGACGCTTTAAAAGATATGGAAGCAGCTATTAAGAATGGATATGACGAACTAACTAGAATTGGTGTTAAGATGTTAAGCCTAGAGCCTAACAATTCCGATCAATCTGGTGTTGCCTTATCACTTCGTAATGCTTCTCAGAATGCAGCACTTGCTACATTGAATGCTAAAGTATCTGAGTCTATGAAAAAGATAATTAAGCACTTAATAAACTGGAGATATGATCTTGATATCAAAGAAACTGATATTAGATTTACATTATCTGGTGATTTCAATCCTGCACCTCGTGGGGCTGATTGGATGAGGTTAATTACTGAATGGTATTCTGGAGGTTTAATCCCTAGAACTGCTTTCATTGAATTAGCTAAAAGTAATGATGCTTTACCTACTGACTATGATGATATTGGTGGACAAGACGAAATATCAAGAGATGATCGTATTATTTCTCCAAGAGAACAATATGAATCTGAACTTAAATCATTAGAATCTTCAAAAGACGAGGATAATGATGAAGAAGTTAAGTAGTTATATAATTTTTGGGGCCCTTATAATATATTTGGGCTCCATAACAGTTTTAGCAAGAGATAAGATTATTAAGGACAATAACAAAATTTTAAAAACACAATAAAGGATTATAAAAATGATAAACAAGGACAGAGATGAATTGTTAACCGATTTTGGTAAAACAACACTTAAAGACAGATATTTATTACCCGAAGAGGATAGTCCACAAGAAGCATTTATGAGAGCAGCGAAAGCTTACTCTGATAATGATGAGATGGCACAAAGAATTTACGATTACGCAAGTAAACAATGGTTCATGTTTAGTACTCCTATTTTAAGTAATGGTGGAACTAAGAGAGGCATGCCTATTAGTTGCTTTTTAAACTATGTTGGTGACTCAAGAGAAGGTATTACAGGACATTACACTGAGAACGCCTGGCTAACGTCTATAGGCGGTGGTATAGGTGGTTATTGGGGTGATATAAGATCTGATGGTACATCAACAAGTGGTGGATCTCAATCTTCTGGTTCAATACCTTTCTTACATGTAGTTGACAGTGAGATTATGGCCTTTAGCCAAGGTAAAACAAGAAGAGGTAGTTATGCAGCCTATATGGATGTATCACACCCTGAGATATTAGAATTTTTAGATATAAGAAAACCAAGTGGTGGAGATATACATAGAAAATGTCTTAAATCTACATCATGGTGTTAATATATCGAATAAGTTTATGGAATTAATTGAAAGATGTATTGCTGAGCCTACTTATGATGATACATGGAATTTAATTGATCCTCATACTAAAGAAACAGTAAGAACTGTGTCTGCAAGAGATTTGTGGCTTAAGATATTAGAAAATAGAGTAGCTACTGGTGAGCCTTACATGTGTTTTATTGATCATATCAATGATGCATTGCCCGAAACACAAAAGAAATTAGGTTTAAAAGTTAATCATAGTAATTTATGTACTGAGATAACTTTACCCACAGCCGAAGACCGAACTGCCGTATGTTGTTTGTCTTCTGTTAATTTAGAAACTTATGATGAGTGGAAAAATGATAAATTGTTTATAGGTGATCTTGTAAGATTTTTAGATAACGTATTAACTTCATTTATTGAAACTGCACCTGAACATGTATTCAGAGCAAAGTTTTCTGCAACACAAGAAAGATCTATTGGCTTAGGTGCTATGGGATTTCATGCTTATTTACAAAAGTGTGGGATACCATTTGAATCTGCATTAGCTAAAGCTAAGAATTTAAATATATTTAAGTATATTAAAGCCGAAGCTGTAGCTGAATCTAAAAGGTTAGCTGTAAAACGTGGTGAAGCCCCTGATATGGAAGGTACTGGAATGCGTAATGCTCATTTATTAGCAATTGCACCCAATGCCTCAAGTTCTATTATCTGTGGTACTACATCACCTTCTATTGAGCCTTATAGAGCAAATGCTTATGTTCAAAAGACTATGAGTGGATCATTTTTAGTTAAAAACAAACATTTAGAAAAGTTATTAGAAACAAAAGGAATAAACAATGATAAAACGTGGACTTCAATCCTTGCTAACAGGGGTTCAGTATTGCATCTCAAAGATTTGTCAGATTACGAAAAAGATGTATTTAAAACTTCGATCGAAATAAATCAACAATGGATAATTGAACATGCTGCGGATAGACAAGAGTTTATTTGCCAAGGTCAATCATTAAATGTTTTTGTACCTGCCGATGTTAACATAAAAGAATTACACGATATTCATATGTTAGCCTGGAAGAGAAAATTAAAGACATTATACTATTGTAGAAGTGAAGCTATTAAAAGAGCCGAACTTGTATCGTTAAAAGTTGAAAGAACAATAATACCTGAAGCTGATTGTTTAGCTTGTGAAGGTTAA